CACGGTTGATCTGAACTGCAAGAGCAGCATGTTCGTCGCCAACGAATGTTGCAACACCACTTACTACTGATTGGTCGTATGTTTCAACGGCTGTACCAGCAAGTGTTTGAAGTGAACTTAGGATTTCCTGATCGATTTCAGCAGTAATTTCCTGAGCAAGTGCTGCCATGATTTCTGCTTCAATATCGATACCTTGTTGTGCCTGAGCATCCTGAGCAGCTTCGAAAGTCCAACGTGCGCTGAGCTTACGTGATTTAGCTTCTACGACCTGCTTTAAGATCTGGATGCTTAGACGCTTACCAGCTGTACCTTCGAGTGATGCAGTTGAGTTAGCTCTTGGTGTTGCACTTACTTCGTTACCTGAGTAAGCAGCAGCAATTTTGAATGGGCTTAGAGCCTCTTCGCCTGCGTTTACACCAGCACCTGATGAAGTGTCAGCATAACGTACGCGAAGTGTATGGATCTGGCCAACTGGACCAGTCATTGGCTGAACGCCAACGAGTTCGTTAGCAATAACTGTCGGCATAACACGACGAATTACTGGAAGAATAACTCTGTTAAGAGTTGCGACATTACCGGCAGATGTAGCACCAGCTGTGGCTGACTCTGAAAGATACTTACGTGTATTTTCAAGAGTAACTGCCATTACTGACTTACGATTTCCTTGAAGGCCTTCGAGAAGTGCCTCTTTAGTGTCCTGCCAGCGGCTTTCTAATAGTTCTGACATAGCTTAAAACTCCTTATTTTAATCCCGCTAGTCTACGGATATCAACAATGTTGCTTTCAGCAGCATTGGAATTGATATTTGTTTTATTTCCTGTTATTTCTTTTGCCTCAACTAGTGCCTGCTTGGTTGCCGAATTATCCGACATAACTGCCGGTAAGTATTTGTCAAATGCAGCACGAAGCTTAGATGTCTGAACACTCTCTAAGAGATTTGACATAACTTCACGCTTATCTTTTCCGAGTGGTGAAAGAAGTTCACTAATAACTTCTTTACGAGCAGTTAAATCACGCATAAGAGTGATTTCTTGTTCTTTACTCTCGACTAACTTTGACTTTTTCACAGCGATAGTTTTTGCTTCAACTAATTCTTGTTCTTTTTGTTTAAGAACATTCATAAGTTTAGCAACTTCACCCTTTTCGCTGAGATAACTGTGGGTGTATTCCGAAGCAAAGGCTTCGAAGATTCTACGACCAAAGTCATTTGATCTAGCTGAAGTAATATCTTCCTTTAGCTGATGAATTTCTGACTTTAATGTCTTAGCAACTGTTTCTTCAACGATCTTTGCAGAACGCTTAATGAAATTAGATTTAACTGTTTCAAGATGATTTTTAGCTTCTTTAACTAGTTTAACCTTAGTTTCAATAACTTCTTTTCTATCAGTTGCGAACTCTGCAATTTCCTTAGAAAGTTGTTTTACAACAAATTGTTCTAATTTTGCAAAGTTATTTGACATAATCTTTTGGTCTTCATGAAGTTCTGAAAGTTCTGATTTTAACTGACGTGTAACAAATTCCTTCATTACATCAGCATCAGACTTCATCTTCTTTACATAGTTTGCTTTAGCTTCAGCAAGTTGCTTCTTGTCCTCTACGAACTCAGCAATTTCGCTTGCAAGACGGTCAGTCATTAACTTGTCCATTGCTTCAACAAGTGCTGCCTTCTCATGCTCAAACTTACCAGCAAACTCTTCACGAAGTTGTGCAGTAACCTGGTCACGGTTTTCTTGGATTCTTTTGTTCCAAGCATCTTCGATATTTGCCTTGATCTCCTCGGAAACCACATTGTTCTCAAATAATTGCTTTAATACATCCAACATATGTGTATCTCCTAACTTATTGGAGGCCTCGTATGATATTTACGAGTTGGTCTTGTAAAAATCTTTGTGCCTTTGGATCGCCTTGTAATTCTCTTGCCATATTTAAAGCCTTGTATCCACCTTTACTATTCATAAGGTGTTCATAAACAACCGTAGGATAAGCCCCAGGAGCAGAAGGTTGAGCAACAATATCAACAGTTACAATTTCAAAGTCACTAACTTGACCCGAACCGTCCTCTTGAACATTGCCGCTTCCTCTGCTACTAACGCCTAGCTTTACGCCTGATTCTAACATTGTTCTAATCAACTGACCCATTGGAGTTGGTAAAATCTTTAACTTACCATATCCGTTAGGACCATCCATCCACATCTCGGTAATCATGTGTGAAACACGATCTAAGTTGATTCTTAAGTCTTGTGGATGGTCTACTTCTCCAAGTACACTGTATCCGCCACTTATTTGATCGTTAAGTGTTTTGACAGCCTTAGCGATTTCAGGAACAGGATAAACTCTTTGATTAGCATTTTTTACACCACCTTGGATGCAAATGCCTTTCATATAAAGGTTTTTCCCGTCTTTATCATCGCTCTCAACGACCATTTTAGCTTGGTCGAATGATAGATGTTCTTGAAGATATAGCATCTATATTAACCCTTCTGTGGCTTTAAAATGCTTTTTGTATTTGCAGCAGTTTCTCCAGCGCCTTTCTTTTCAGCACCATGTCCTTTAGAAACTGAACTTAACTTTGTAGCATTCTTAGCACCAGGAACGTTTACGTTACCAAAGTTTTCTTCTTTGGTTGTTGGATTTAGAAGACCACCAGCAGTTCCTTTTGTGCTTCCTTCGCCACCACGTGCGATGTTAGCAGTTGTTCCGCCCATGTCATTCTTTGAAGCAACTGTGCTCTTTGTATTTGCTCCCGATGGTTCTGAAGTACTAGCAACCTTGCCACCTTTATAAGCATCACCAATCTTTTCAACGTATTCTCTCATTTGCTCAACAGGTGAAAGGTCAATGTCTTCGATATCTTCGAAGTTGAAAGACTCGTTTTCATCTTCCTCTTCCTCTTCACCTTCTTCGCTATCACCAAAGTCTGGATCATCAACACCGTCGTGATGCTCTGGCTCATTCTTTTCGTCTGCCATTAGAGCATCAAACTCTGCCTTAAGATCTTCAAGTGCATCTTCGAGATCCATTACACGATCTTCAATGTCACCGTCGGCACCCATATCATCATGATCGTTACCGTCCATGTCATCCATGTCATCATCGCTATCATCACTTACATCATGCATCATATCGTCTGTTGGATCACCACCAACTGCTGGCTCTTCAGAGAAAGCAATGAATGCTTCTTCAACAGCATCCTCTTCCATTTCTTCCTCTTCTTCCATGTCTTTGTCTTTGCATGAAGCTTCATCAACTTCAACGTCTTTCATCTCTTCTTCAAAGAGACCTTCGTAAATTTCACGTGACTTATTAACAACTAGTGCGTGAAATAGTTCTTCTGCTTTTTCCTGCTCGCCGTTAACAATGTACTCAAGCAATTGTTCAAAATTTTGTTTGGCCATGATAAATCTCCTATAGCTAAGGCTGTCGTATTATTTACGGATTTATTTAATCAAATGGCGGAAAATAGGTGAAAAATCGCAGATTTGGAGTCGTTGGGGAGATTTATCGTAATTTGCTCCACATTTCTTCGTAGGATATTTGTTTCAAGTTATTTATCTCACGCCAATTAGATATGTTATCTTTAATATTTTCAATAACTCTATAAAAGAAAATATGTTTAAACTCACCAAATAATGTTTCTGTTTGTGATAACCAATTGCCGTAATATGTTGCACAATCTATTGATCTTTTATAATTAGGAGTATCAGAATAAACATTATTAAATTTATCGGTTATTCCTACATAATCAAATCCTAATATATATATTTCTTTATATTGATCAATACAAGCCTTATGTAAGGCCGTTGGTCCACTTGACCATCCCCTAGGACTTTTAAAAAAATTTAAATTTTTAAAATTCTTATATGAATTATTAGGATTCGTCCATACTTCGTGCTTTAATTGATACTCTTTTTGACAAATTTCTGTAATCATTTTAGGATCTACAGCAATTAAATAATCTGGATCAAAGTCTCTATACAAAGCATTACATCCATAAATTTTTCCGTGCTTCTTTAAATCTTTAGGATCAACTACTAAACGACTTCGACCATTTCCTAATACAAAGGCTCTAAACATTAAGCAGTTGGCTCTGCAGGAGGCTGTGAATACATCTTACTAATAGCCTCAACGTCATTTTTTTGATCTAAATAATGTTGATCACTTGCACGTCTAAGTTGATTTATCTGTTTTAATGTTAATCGAATCTTACGTGTATCACCCTTTTTAAGTTCAGATTTATCATTCTCAGGATCATAATGATTATCCTGAGTCATATCGTCATTTTCCTTGTTAAAGTAAAAAAGTTCACGTAGTATCATATTGTATTTATCTTTATGTTCCAGGTGTTGAAGGTAATGGTGCTGCTGGAGCAGTAGTTGTTGGCATTGCTTGTGCTCCTGGTTCACCTTCTATTCCTTCTTCACCTTCTGGTGGAGTTTCTAATCCTGCTTCTAATCCTCCACTAGTAATGCCCATTCCACGGAGTTCTGCTTGTGATCCTGATCCTGTATCTAAAATATCTTTATTTTCTTCTCTCCAGAGTCGTTCATTTTCTATTATTTCTTCTTGGCTTAAACCAAGATAACGCTTCATTGCAAATCTTTTACTCATATAAGGAACTTCTTGCATTGTTGTAAACGTTTGAACACGAGAAGTATCAAGTTCACTAAGTCTATAAGCAGCAAAATTTTGTGGAGGATTAAATCTTAAATCAAATAACGAATCATCAATTACAATACCTTGATTCTTCATAAACAATTTAAATTCAAGATCAAACTCACCTTCAATTAAACTTTGAAGTCTTTCACAATATTTGTTAAATCTTAGTTCTTGAATATAAGCAGTACCAACACGACCATCACTAAAAACAGCAGAAGAATCGTCTGGACCTGTTGGCAAATAACTACTTGGAATACGTAATGCACGGAATAACTTATTAGTAAAGTAACGTAAGTCGTCAATTTCACCTAAATTAGTACCACCTGGTAATGTTTCTACTTTAGATCCACGTCCTTCCGCTGTTTGAGGAAAGAAATAATCCTCATTTATACTTAAAGGATTGTAACTTGAATCAACTACACTTGTTCCACCACCTGTAGAACTAGGAATTCTACGCTGATGTATCTCATTTTTAACTCTTTCAACAAATTGCATAGCCATATGTGATGGCATATTACCAACATCGATGTAAAATACACGACGTTCTGGTGCTCTTTGAACACGATAAATGATAATTGCATCTTCTAAAAGCTCTTTTTGCTTATAAACCTTAAAAACTGATTCAAGCAATGAATTTCCAAATGGATAATTGTTATCTAAACCTTCGCTTAGACTAAGATGAACCATATGTTTTGCTTCAATAGCAAATTCATTCTGTGCTACACTGAATCTTGTTCCTGATTGCTGCGGATAAGCACCAGTCATACCACGTGCTCCGGCTCCACCTGTAACATAAGCAGTACCACCAGGTTGCGTATTTTGGTTGCTTGGATTAATTTGTGTAACTGTTAGATTAATAAAATTAGGATTAATATCACGAATTATGTATTGCTCTGGTTTTTTACCATCGCTTTCATTAACAATAATTTTAACTAATTTACCTGGATCAATGTAAAACCATTTTAATGTTTCTGGATCTCTAATAAAAAAACTGTCTCCATACTTCATCACATTACGAAATATTCGAAACATACGTGTTTCAAACTTCTGTAATCGGCTCCATTTTTGCAAATAATCACGTATTAACTTAATCTCAACACTAGATGCTTTGTCTCTAAAATTAATAAAGAAAGGAGTTCCATTCTCTGCATTTTCTTGAGTTGAAAATTCACTAATAATATCAAGAGCAGCATTAACTTCTGAGTCCATATCCATAGTATCATACTGAAGATAACGTTCAATTCTATTAGGACTACCAGTATAAACATCTGGAAGATATGATGAATAATTAGTTTTACTTGCAGAACTTCCACCCGAATTAGAAAATGGACTTAAATTACCACTTGAATTAACGGGAGTAAAATATTTCTTCCAGGACATTTAGATCTTTCAATTAAACTGCGCTTCTACGACCTTTAACAGAGTCAGCAGTATCTTTAGTATTCTGCTTCATCTCTACTATATGTATTATCAATTCGTCTATTTTATTATTTAGTTGTTTTTGTAGGTCATCTGTGGTCATTTCTGAAGTAGGATTCGATGAAGCAATAACTCTAGTTGACGGTGAAGCAGTATTATCAACTGAGGCTTTAGCAATACTAGGCATATCTTTTAATTGTTTTTCTAATTTAGTTAAACTGTCAGACAATTTATCAATTGATTTTATATAATCATCAACTCCTTTTGATTGATTTGTGAGATTATCATTTATAGTAGTATTAACTTTGCTAATTTCTGCAATAGAATTGCTTACAGCAACCATGTCAGAATTAGATAATTTAGATATAGTTGCTGCAAAAGAAGATATATTTTTATTAGCATTATCAAAATTAATTTGATTGAGATTAACAAATGATTCTGTTAAACTATTAGACAAGTTTGATATTTTAGTAACATCGACACTAGAAAACTTTGAAAGTCCATCTACGAACCCGACAAAAACTTGTACAGAAGAAGGTGTTAATTTAGAAATTGATTCGGACGTATCTTTGACAAAACTTATTAGAGAATCTTTTACAGTATTCATAGAGTTTGGCAATTTTTGAGAAACATTAGTATCTAAAAATGGTTTTAAAGATGTTAATAATGTTGTAACATTTCCAATAGAGTCAAGTTTAGATAAATCAATTTTTCCTAGATTTGATAAAGAAAATACAATTGATTCTATACCTTTTCCTCCGGCAAATTCCTTAATTCCGTCGCCTAATGCTTCTAATACTCCACCACCTGTAAAAGATGCTACTCCTTCATGAAATGCTTTTAAGGCTGGACCAGCTTGTGTTAGTTTTTCTATATTAATATCATTTATTTTCTTAAGAGAATCAACTAATTTATCTATTCCACCACTACCTAAGAAGTTTACAATTCCACCTGCTCCTAAAGAAGCAATGGCTCCTCCAAGTAAAGTAATAGCACCTGTTCCTTTAATAATTTCATCAGCATTTATTTCTTTCATAGATTTAAAGAAATCTATGACTTTACCAAAACTATCACCAACAGATTTTATGGCTTCAGAAACTGCCCAGAATGCTCCACCTAAAACTCCAACCGGAACTGTTAATTCCCAAGCAGGAGCAACTAATTTTTGTAATCCATTTGCTAAAAATCCCATACCTGCTGCAAGTCCTGCTCCTGCTACAACAGATCCTACTGCTGTTACACCAAAAAACTTACCTAAATCTGCTAATGAAGGAACCATGCTTATTAAAGATTTTAATCCGCTAGTCATTTTATCAAACATACCACCAACATCAGGAAGTGCTAATGCAGGATTTTCTTTACGCATTTTTTCTTGTTCTTCTGGAGTTGCTTTTTTATATGCTTCTTTTTGTAATTGTTGTTCTGGAGTTTGTCCTAATAATCCACTAATAACAGCACTTATACCTTCTGTTATAACATTTATAGCACCTGAAAATGTTTGTCTAACCCAATTCCATAAATTTTCAGGTTTTAAATCTCCTCTTAAGAAACTATCAATGAAATTTGAAATACTATCAACAAGTTGATCAACCCAATCAGCAGCCTTATTCATAACTGGTTCTAATTTAGATATAATGGCAGGGGCTTTATTTTGTATAATTTCTGCAAGTTTATTAAAAGCATCTTGAATTTTTTTCATTGTGCCACTGCTAACAAATGCTTTAAGAAAAAGATTTTTAACTCTGTTAATTATTTCTCCAAAACTTGAGAATAAACCGATTATTCCATCCATGGCTTGCCTTCCTTCAAGTTCGGCTTTGCCATTTGATCCTGTAAATTTCTTAATAGATGCAAGATATTCTTGCATTGCTTTAAGTTCTGGTATTCTAGCAATTTGTTGTTTAGAAAATCTTCCTAGAAAATTTTCAATTTGACCAACTTGTCTTTCATATCCTCGTAATTGTTGTTCAATGTCTAATCGACCTTCACCTAATGCTTCTTGAAATTCTAAGATTCCTGGAGCAGCTACAGTTAACATTTTTGCAAATTTATCTCCCGGATCGATAACTCCACTCATCATATTCTTTAAACTATCAAAAACTTTAGGATCTAACTCAGCATTCATTAGTGCTAATCCATCTCTAAAGTTTATTAAGGCTTTACCTGTAAGTTTTGTTTGTAAAGCCATCATTCTACCATCAGAAAGTTGTTGTAATACACCTTCTTGTAATTGATCTGTAGAAACTCCAGTAACTTTTGAAAGAACATTTAAATCTTTTGTATATTCTTTTAATTCTTTTGTAAATTTTGTTTTATCTAATTCTCTTGATCTACCAGAAATCATTTCTGTTTGCAATTGTCTTGCTAAAATTTTATTAAGATTTTCTGAATTGTATCCTAAATTGTATAATTCTTTGTTAAGAGTAGGATCAGTAAATTGATCTCGTATTCCACTGAATGCTTTTGCACCTTCAGTAACAGTTCCACCAAATGCAGCAAGAGCTTTAGAATTTTCTGAGATAAATTGAGTAAATTCTTCAATTGGCATTCTTGCTTCAGCAGCAGTTTTCATTAATTCTAAAATATTATAATTAAAACTTGCACCAACTGAATTTGTTTTTTCAAATGCATTAAATCCTTTATTAAAAAAATCAACTAACGATTTTCCAGTAGAACTGATTAATGAAAATGTTCCACTTATTGCCATTCCACTAATATCATATAAAGTATTTCCAAAAGATTTTGTTTTTTCACTTAAACTTTCTAAATCTTTTATGTATTGTTTATGTTTTTCTGACGAATCTTCGATATATCTAATATTTTTTTCAAGAGCCTTATTAAAAAGTTTTTGTGCTTTATCTCCTGCACCTTTTTCTTTTGAGTTAAGTGCTTTAACTAGAGATTTAAGTGTTTCTTCTGTTGCAGCATTTTCAAAAATTGCTCCATCAAAATCACTTCCTTTAACTACAACTTTATCTTTATTGGCCATTAATTTTCACCAGTTATCTACGCATATAAATATAAGGAATACGCACATTATTTATTGGAGTAAAAAATGAATTTTCCACTTCCTCCTAGTTCGGCTTCTAATCAAGCCCCAGCTAATCCTTTAAAGAAGTATTTTAGACAACCTAAAATTTATCTAAAGTTACCAAGTGGTGGAAACTTTTATCCACCTGGAGCAATTAAGATGACTGAAAGTGGAGAAATTCCAGTTTATGCTATGACTGCAAAGGATGAACTAACTTTTAAGACCCCAGATGCTCTTTTAAATGGAGAAGCAACTGTTGATGTTATTAAAAGTTGTATTCCAAATATTATAAATCCTTGGGCAATGCCTAGTATTGATAGTGATGCTGTATTGATTGCTATTAGACTTGCTACCTATGGAGAAAAATTAGAACTAACAACTAAAGTTCCCGGAACAGGTGAGTCAAAAGATTTCGAAATAGATTTAAGAATACTATTAGATCAACTTACATCATTTCAATTTGAACCACATATTAGAATTAATGATGAAATTATTGTTGAAATTAGACCAATAACTTATAAAGAATTTACAGAAAACAGTCTTAGAACTTTCGAAGAACAGAAAATTTTTAGGTTAGTTAATGATGAGACAATTCCAGACGAACAAAAGCTACAAGCATTTGCTAATAGTTTTAAGAAATTAACAGATTTAACCATTAATATAGTCACTAAGAGCATAGTTTCTATAGATACCCCAGAAGGTAAAGTTACTGATAAGGCATTAATATCTGAATTTTTTAGTAATGCTGATAGAGAAATGTTTAGCTTAATATTAAAGCATCTAGAAAAAATGAAAGAGAATAGTTCGTTAAAACCTATGAAGGTTGTTGCAACCCTAGAAGATATTGCTGCTGGTGCACCTGAAGAATATGAAATACCAATAACGTTTGACCAATCAAATTTTTTCGGATAAGACTCCTTAGTATGGATCTCCCTGAGATCCTCAAGGAAGTAGAAAAACTTGATAAGGAGTCAAAAGATATAAAACAAGATTTGATGAAAATGTGTTGGTACATGAGAGGCGGTGTATCTTACGAAGATGCACATTATATGTGTATTGAAGATAGACAAATTATTTCAGGAATAATTAAAGAAAACTTAGAAACTACCAAGAAATCAGGCTTGCCGTTCTTTTAGCGGCAAGCAATTACTACATGTGTTAAAGTTGATTCAGAAATTACAATTTTATATCCAAGATCTTTCCAATAAATGTTATTTTCTTTTAAAAGATTGCTTGCTATAATATAATTTGCACGTTCCATTCTTAAATGACTTAATCCTTGTGCAGCTTTTGCTAATAATGGATTATTCATTCTCTTAAGAACACTCATTGCCGCAGCAGCACCTGATTTTGCTTCAGGTGATCCTTTACGATCAGACAAAAATTTAATCATTTCTCTAGCAAGATCGAATTTTTCTTTATCACTTGTTGCTGATTTAATATCTTTTGTCCAAGAATTAAGATAAGAACTTATAGAATTATTACTTTTTTGTACAGGTGATGCTGTTTTTGCTAAAGGTGCTTTTGTAGGAACATTATTAGGTGCTTGATTTGGAGATTGTACCGGTGGTGCTTTTGTAGGAACATTATTAGGTGCTTGATTTGGAGAAATTAAATCACTTTGTGGTTCAACTCGACCACTCGGAGATCTACTAGCAGATTGTTGAACAGCTTTTAAGATTAAACTATCTACTTCTTTACCAGTTAAGATTCTTTCATATGCTAAAGAGGATTCTTTAATTACATTTGTTATATCGTCAGGTGTAAATCCTTTTGATTTTAAAAAATCTGATAAATTTTCTGAACTAGGATGTTTTTGACCAATTTGACCAAGGTATTTCATATATTGATCTTTCCAAAGATTAGCAACACGACCAGTATCAAGTTTACCTTTTGCTTGATGTCCTATACTTCCAGGAATCTTAGACAATATTTTTTGTCCAAATTTATTCAACATTCCCATTGGTGCTTCATTAAGATCATTTAGATTCATTGTTGCTCTCTTGTAGTGTATATTATTTATTATTAAGTGATGAGCTAACGCTCATCAGTGATTGCTTTCGTAAACTCAAGCATCACATTTTCTTTTTGATTTAAGAGATAATTTCATGTAGATTATATCAGTCAGATGGAACCTACTACGGTTCCACCAATCTCGATAACTTCATGTGAGTTACACCAGCCGAGATACGGAAGTAGGTATTTTTACGCTCCACGGGCTCTGTGCTTTCCCAACCTACCACGACACATCTTGCGATGCCTTGGACTCGTTCCTAGTTTCCAAGGTTTTTAGGAGCATTGTTTAACGGTACTCAAAGTCTGACCACAATTGTGGACTCGATGAGGGTCGAACTACTTCGACCAAACAGGACCTATAGCCTATAAATTAGAAACTGAAATCTGGATTGTGTTTGATATAATTTTCAAACTTAAATCTTGATAAATTATATGCCTTGGCTGCTTTTTTAATTGAAGTAAACGTGCCTAAAGGTGTTTTTATTGTTTTGGCATTCCCTGGAACATTGCCTTTGTGAGAATCACTCATTTTTTGTTTAGTATTCTCTGAAAATACTTGAGATTTTCTTTTATCACTAATTTTTTCTTTAGTTACGTTAGATAAGGATATGCCTTTACGAGCTTGAGAGATTTTTTGTTTGGCCTCTTCGTTGTGTGGATGTTTTTTTCCTGTATTGCTTTTACCAATTTTAACTTTATGATCAGCAGATAATACTCTACCAGATGCAGACGGGGGGTGAAACCCACCTTTGTTGAGATTCCAGCCTATATTTTTAATTGGGCGGAGTTTCTCTTCATAATCGTAACACTCTTCTTCGCTTCCTTCGAATAAAATTGTTTGAGTTAGATTGTTAGAATATTTTTTAATAACTCTAGATAGGTAAGGGTTGCAGTGATTATCTTTTTTCACGTCGTTGCGGTGTTCCCAGAGACGGTAAGATGGGTTTCTAGAAACTCCAACATAACCTTCTATATTTGCGTCAGTATGCTCAGGCAGATGTAACCAATATACATAAGTCAAAGCGTTCTTACCTTCACAGAAATCCATTTA